AAGAGTATTACCTTCTTGGTCTAGTGCTAGATTAGTAATCAGTCTATTACGTTTGATATTACCTACTATATAGTCAATCTCATAGTGATAGTCTTTGCTGTTGACAATATCTTTAGAAACTTCTTGTGGATACTTTAGTGCTAAAATTTTAATCTTCAGTTCAGCAAGCGTATCATTATCCATTAGTTTCTTGGTTGTGGTAACTTTATATACACGACCAAACATACCTTCTAGAATAAGTTTGTGACACTTTGTTCCGTCTAGTGTTCCTGTAGTGCCGATACGAAACTCTGCTTCTCTAGACTTATTCATAATGCCGTTGAGTTCTGGTGCTTTGAAGTAATGCACTTCATCACCAAAGATACAACCAAACTGTTCAAACCAACTACTAGGCAGTTTAGAAATTGACTGCCATGTAGAAATGAATACACGTTGTTTGATATCATGCTTAGGCATACCAGAATAAATTCTGTGACACACTTCGCCTGCTTCTAGACCATAGTTTCCAAAGTCAGAGAACATCTGTTGAACAAGACCAACAGTAGGAACAACAATAAGAATGCGTTTGTTATAATGTTCCAAATACCACATCATTAGAACATAGATAATCAGAGACTTACCTGAACCTGTAGGTGACAGTAGAATAGCACGTTTAGAACGCAAGGCTTGACAGATAGCATCAAACTGATAGTCTCTTACCTCAAAAGGCAAATGAAGCATTTGAATAAACTCATAGACTTCTTTTGGGCTGACTTCTAATTGAGTGTCAGGTGTACCATACTGATTATCATATTCTAATTCAATTTCATAGTTTCTAGGACCAACAAAGTCAGACAGATATTCCCATAGACCTACAGGTAGTTCATTATTGCGAACATTAAACAAACGTGTTTTACCATCCCATCTACCATTCTTGTATGATGGCATGTATTTGTATCCCGGTGTTTCAAATGAGAAGAAATCATTCAACTCATTTGCTACATGAGGTTCACATTGAATTTGTAATGCGGAATAGTTTTTCTGTTTAACTACTAAGTCGGACATTATTCAGGCTTAGGTGGCATTTGAAAGAGTGCTTTGATATGTCTCTTATAAATTTTATTGCGAGCAAACACAACCCAACAAATGACATTATCATCAGGATAATTCTCTTCAATATATTCTCTGAAACTAGTGCCTGTTGTATATACATCATCAACAATTAAAACAGGGTCATCAGGATTGCCTGTAGCAGATTCATTTAGAATATCACCAAGACGTTTACCGCCACGAGGAATGCCTACTGCTTTACGAAATGGGCGTTTCTCATATTCAAGAATAATCTTAGCAAGACAACGCCAGTCACTCACATAGAGTGCATCCATTTCGATCTTCCATCCCAGTTTTAACCCAGCATGAGAAGTAAATTCTTCATCTACAAATAATGCCATATCAGCCCCCTGCTTCAAAACGTCTCCAATCAATAATATTTTTGATAGTGGAGTGTCGCCATTTCAAGTTATTAATGATTTCATCCAATGTATCTAGCATGGTTTTATAATATGTGATCTTGACTTCACTTTTTTGGATATCAGTATCGGCGTTATAATAATAGTCAAGGTCTCCCTTCATTACCTTCAACCCATTAAACGGATCAAATTCCCAGCCAAACTCTCTAATGGTATCTTCATCCATTTTACCATTATAGTATGCCCATTTATTCTTGAGCAGGGTCTTCTGCGCAAGTTCTGCTTCTTGCAATCTAAGTTTTGTGAGGGAACGTATTTCTAGATACTTTGCATGTAGAGAAGGAGTTTTCCTAGAAGATTCATCTAACTTGAATTCTTCAATCTCACAATCTTCTTTCCACATCTCTAAGATGCTTTCTAAATCAAGTTTCATTATATAATCCTGTGTGTCAGTTGTAGACTATTTATTATAGCACACTATTAGGTAAATTGAAAGCCAGTAAATGAAAAAGATGCATTAAATGTTAAATATTCTATAGTAGACGCTACCGAATTTAATTCTAAGCCAGTTACAGATGTTGGGTTGCAACCTTTGTAAACAATTCTTTTCGCTGGAGTATTATTGCTGGTCAAAATAGATATAATGATATCGTTTTGAGTTGGATCATTAGGGCTTACCGTTGATCTGACTTGCTGTGGCTCATACTTTTCATTAACCATTTCAAGCATCCAATTATACAGTTCTGTATAAGATTCAATATCTTCATCTAATAAAAATTGAATGTTTAGTTCACCATAATCTAAAGTTTCTCCTGGTAAATTTACATTACCAATACGTGAATATGGAGTAGTTGGTCCTGTAATAGACACATCAGGATGCTGAACAGACTGTGCAAAGAATTCTAAGTTGGGATATTCTATTCTACTGATAACAACTTTAAACCCGGTAGGTTGTAAGAAGTTTATATTTTCCGTTAATGCCATCTTTTGCTCCAAAAAAAAGGGTAGACCTTTCGATCTACCCTAGTATTTATACTACTATTATAGTTATTGGTATTTTCTTTATGCAGTGGACACCAGAATGTTGTCAACACGGAAAATACGGTAGTACTGGTTGTTAGCCGCAGCTGGCAGACCTGTGGTAGCAGAAATTGCACCAGGTACGAATGGGTTAGCAGTCATACCGTAACGAGTCTTGAAGCCAATCTTTGGCTGGAAAGAGTTCTCACCAACTGCACGAACCATGGTCAATGGAACGTATGGGCAGTAGAAGAGACCAGCATCGTATGCGTTGCTACCTTTGTAACCAACGTTGATGTAGTCAGCGGAAGCATATGGATCAACATATACTTTCATCTTACCGTTCAGTACACCAGCGAAGGTGTTACCTGTGTCATCAACATTCAGGTTAGTGGACATAGCAGGAGCGTAGTCGAGCATGCCAGAAGCTGCCAGAGCAGAAGCTACGTCGGACGAACATACGATAAAGTTACCCTTACCACGTCTGGTGTCCTTAGCGATTTGGTTTGCTTCACGCTCGATCTGGAAAATCAGACCCTTGAACTTTTCAACAGACCAACGACCGTCAGCGTCTGCATCAAGGTCAAAGATACCGTTAGTGGTTGTCTGAGAAGTGGAAGCACCCAACTTAGCTTGGGAGTTAATCGAGCGAACAACTTCACGGTTGATTTCAGCCAAGATTTCTGCGGACAGAATGTTAGCCAGTTCGGTTTCAGCGTCGAGACCGTGGATGGCTTTCAGATCTTGTGCCAGTTCCATGGTGTACTCAGCCTTCAGCGCACGGGTCTTAGCAGTAACCGTCTGCTTTTCGATGGAGAAAGCCATCTCTGCAAATGGGTTACCAGCAGAGTCGCCCAGAGCTTCACCAGTTGCAGTGGACATACCCTTGCCGAATTCAGCAGAGTCACGGTTATCAGACAGAGTTGGGTCAGCAGCAGAGTCAGCAGGATCGCCGAGACCGGAAGGACCACCAGAGCCGAATGCGGTGCCGTCACCAGAGAAGCCAGCGTTTGGCTCAGCGGTGCCGAGTGCTTCAGCGCCACCCTGAGAGGTGTAACGAGACTTCATCGCAAAGATGAGGCCAGTAGGACCAGTCATTGGCTGTACACCACAAATGTCGTAAGCCATCAGATTTGGCATAGCACGACGAACCAGAGAAATCAATACTGGATCGAAGTTGTCAACACCAGCACCAGTTTGGTTAGCTGGAGCATCTTCATTAAGAGTGCGGAACTGACCGAAAGAAGCTTCTTCCATCATTGCACGCTCTTGGTTTTCGAGAATAGCAGCAGTTACCTGCTTGCGGTAATGATCAGAAATAGGACCAGCGGTTTCTTCGTTAAGTACTGGAGCCCACTTCTGTACGAGCTTGTCGTAAGATACGGGAGTTTGCATTTTGTTTACACCTTCCTTAAATTATTGTTGTGTAGTTCTTTTAATTGCGGAAACATAGCGAGCCATCATGCCTGTAACTTCTTGTTCTTCGGCATCATCCTCTACCATTTCTTCTGCAACTGTTACTTTTTTCTTGGTGAAGTAAGATTCTTTGACTGTGGATACTTTCTGTGTGAAAGTTTCTTCATCTTCGAAATCAATATCTTCAGCAAGGGATTTCAACTTCTCTACCTGTGTTTCAGCAAGATCACGGGAATGTTCACGGATGATAGCATCACGCTTCAGTTCTTCCAGTTCACCGTTCATACGGATAGATTGTTCTGTGGATTCATTGAGTTTTTCTTCAAGTTCACGAACCTGAGTTCCCAACTCATCAACCAAATCAACTTTAGACTCAGGTACGTCTACATAAGACTCAGTGAACAGGTTCTTCAAACCATTCATAAAGTCTTCTGCAAGTTCAGTGCGGAGACCATGCTCAATAGCAAGCTTGTTCTCTTCCATAAACTTTTCTACAACGTAGTTCAAGTATCCGTCGATTTGCTCTACCATTTCCTCACGGGTGGTCTTGAGTTCTTCGTCAAATTCTTCTTGAAGTTCAGATTCAATGCGTGCAACTTCTTCAGAAACCTTAGACTTAACAGCAGCTTCCATAATGACAGCAGCCTTGTCCTTGAATGCTTCAGAAAGAGTTGCTTCAGATTCAACCAGAGCATTCATGTCAGCAGTTACATCAACGGATACCGCTGCCGCCTTTTCATGAATTTCATCTGTTTCAATCTCTTCTGCATCAAAATCTTCTTTCATCTTCATTGCATTCATCATCTTGCCGTAAGATGCCTGAAGGTCAGACTTCTTCATCTTAGACATTTCAGAATACATCGCATTAATCATACCAGCTTTAGTGCCTGGAATCTTGTCAGCAACTTGGTCACCCTTAGTTGCTTCACCGCCAGGAACTTTTGCTTTAGATGGTGCTGACTTTTTAGCAGCAGCAGCATCATGAGCAGCAGCCTTAGCACCGTCATATTCAGGTGCAGTCTGTGCTTCAGACACTTCATCAGTCTCAGAGTCTTCGGAAATATCTTCCTCAATAACCTCTTCAACAGATTC